ATACATCAAATATAAGAAGTCACAGTTGGAAGACTTTGATGTTGACACCAATGACATTGTAAAGGAATCCATCAATGTTGATTTTGACATTGATTTTGATGCCATCACCAATGAGACAACAAAGAAACTCTTGAAGGAAAATCCAGAATACAAATCCATCTTCAAGACTCTCCTTGGTTCATTTAAGTCTAAGAAACCAGAAGACTATAAGTCACTTGTTATGTCTCCTGGTGTAGTAAGAATCTTCAATGACATCATTGATAAGATTAACACCAAGATTTCAAATAAGGATGAGGATAATGACCTTTCATTCACGTCCTATTTGAATACCATTCATCATAAGACAATCAATGACCTTGACATCAATAATGCTCCCCAGGAAGTCCAGGATGCAAATCTTGAAGTAAAACCTGAAGAAAAGAAAAGTATTACTGCTCTTTCATTTGCAGACTTCAAGAAGAAAGATGAGCAAGAAAAGGATGACAATAAAGAAAAGAAGGAAATCAAATCCATTGAAGATATGATTAAAGACCTTCAGAAAGATGTCAAGGGTATTAAGGATAACCTCAAAGATGTAGAAAAGAATGTTGAGGATGCTTCTGAAAAGAAAGAGGATGAGAGTGAAGACAAAGACTCTGAAAAGAAAGAAGATAAGAAAGAGGAGAAAAAGTCTGAAGATAAAGACTCTGAAAAGAAGGATGAAACCCCAAAAGACTCTGGTGATTCTGAAAAAGAAGAAAATGAAGAAGAAATAGAAGAAGGAAATGATGAAGAGTCAACAGATGACAATGAGGGAGGGGATAAAGAAAAGGAAGACAAAGGAAAAGACAATCCTATAGGTGAACTTTAAAATTTCATAAATAAAATATATAAGTAATATCTAATTATGGATAATTTGAATACAAACTTAATCAACTTGATCGCTTCATTCAAGAAGACAGGTCAGTCTGATGAGGTTATCAAGCAGTCTATGTGGCAGTTGGGTATGATTCCAGAAGTAGTGGAAGCACACCTTGATTATTATAACAAACACACTGCACAGATTAATAAGGACATAAACATAGTAAAAGAAACTAAAGATATGAAACTAACACTTGAAAAATTGCACACTCAGTCTGAAAAGACTATTGCAGCACTTGAAGAAATGAAGTCTGACAACAGTCTCGGTTTCTCTGCAACAAGCGCACAGAGAATCATTGAGAATGCTTTGGCACAGCTTCAGATCACAAAGGATGACAAGACTGTGATGGAAGAGAAGATCAAGGCTGGTTATAAGATTGATGATACACTTGTAAATCCAGTTTTGAAGTACACTGTAACAGAAAGTCTTTACACTGCTCTCACACAGTATGATTGGCTCCAGCCAGTTGCTGATTTCAGAAATATGATTGCTGAATCATTTGTCGGTGACAAATGGAGTTATGTAGCAGCTAACTTTGCAAACAGCCTTGCTGGTCAGTCTTCAAATCCTTCATATGCACATCTTTATGAGAGTCTTGTAGATGTTCTCATTGATGAGGAAAATGTAAGACTTGCTCTTAAGGATGTTCTTCTTGAGAACTCTTGGCATGCTGATGCTAAATCTCTCCTTTCATCTATTGTTGCTGAAGAAAAGGCAGAACAGGGTGAGATTGACACCAGAGTCTATGAGAACTCCAATTGCTCTGTAAGAAAGACCATCTCTCCTCTCATTGTTGATGAGAACAAGAAAGTTTTCTTCCTTAATGGTAAGAACTATATATTCGATGGTAAGACTCTTGAAGAGGCAACTGTTACTGACAGAAAGTACAACAATGTACTTGAAGGTCTTTCAATCTTAAAGTATGAAGCAGACAAGGACAGACTTGTTTATTATGGTAAGAACAATATGGTTCTCGAATTCAACTGCCAGACAGATGAGATTTCTCTCACTGGTGTTGACAATGTAAATGATATGTCTATCATTGACCTCAATGAGACATTGAAGAGATGTGGTATCTTTGATCGTGAGACCATTGGTAACTGTGAGAAACTTGTTAAGTTCTTTGAATCAAAAGACATCCTTGTTGAACTTGATTCTCCTATCACCACTATCCAGAACGATAAATTGGCAGGTGTATTTGTAACTGTCATCAATGTTCAGGAAGGTGTATATGTAAACAAGGTCAATGCTGCTCTTGGTATCAATGAAATGGTACATTTCAATACTGCAAAAGAAGCACTTGATGATATCAGGGACTTTATGAAGTATGATGCAACTGCAATTCTTTCAGAGAAACTCCAGGAAGAAGGTATCAAGAATGCTATCATTGAGTCAAAGAGAAATGAAATCAAGGAAACCCTTTCATTCCTTTCAGAGAAGAGAGCACAGCTCATTGCCGGCCTCCAGGAAACCAACAATAATGAGCAGGTAAAAGAGGCTCTTAAACTTGTTGAAGGTGAAATTAGAAAGTTTGAAAAGGAACTCCAAGAAACCTATGTAGATTAATTGGTTATGAAAAGGGTTAAGAGTTTCAAAGAATTTATCAATGAAACCTTCCTTGAAAAACCTGCTGATGCAGACCTTCTTGATTATGATGAAAATAAAATGAAAAAGAATGGTTATGCAGAAGTAACAGTCATTGAAACTGTAGATGGTCTTAAAAGAGGTGACAAGGTTTTGGTTTCAGCTACAGAATTCGGTCAGTTGGATGACGAATCATTTGTTACCTGTTATAAGAATGATGAAGAATACTTCATTCAAAAAAGAAATTTACAGGTAATTTCATAATATGGAAAATGTGGGAAATACACCCACATTTTTCTTTTGTTATATTTAATGTATACAATATATCCTATATATTGAAAATGGCCAAAAAGAAAAACTATTTAAGTAATGCAGAATTAAGAGATGAGATCCTTAAATGTATAACAGATGGATATGAGAAGGCCATATCTTATGGATTTGATCCGACACTTCCACCATATGACAATGGTAGTTCAGAATTAGAACAGGATGAGATTGTAGAAGATAAGACAATAAAAATTGGTTATCTTTTTGAAAGTGATGATGAAGAACTGAAAGAGAAGTATGAACTTGCTCTCAAGAATGGTTATATGCCAGAGAGATCATACTGGATAAGGAAGGTCAGAGAATATGACAAGGATGACTCTAAAAGAGTGGTAAGAGAAAACAGTAGACTTAAACTACAAATGGCAAAACCAGTAGTCAGTGATAAACTTGCCAAGATGTTCCAACTCATAGTAGAAAATATTGCAAGAAGTTTCTACTGGTCAAATCCTGATGATGGTGAGGATTGTAAGGCAAATGCAATCCTGGACTTATGTTCTTGCTTCTGGAAGTATGAACCAGTTGATGTAAATGGAAGACCATACAGTGCATTTGCCTTCTGTTCACAGATTGCCTATTTTGGAATCGCCGGTGCCCACAGAATTCTTCATCCAAAGAAGTACAATGGTACAATATCTATTTCTTGCTTGGATGAAAATGGAAGACCATTTGATTTATACAATCTTTAATTCACAAAGGAGTGTCTTGTGTGACACTCCTTTTTTCATAAATACTTTATATGTATAAAATATTATAATATGGGAATTATAAAAACTTTTAGTGAGTGGATTAATGAGTCCTCTTCTTCTGTAAGAACTTTAACCAATAATATCTACCAAGCAATTATTGATGCAGGTCTTGGTAGTAACTTTAATAAGCCAGAATATAATGATGAGTCACCATGGTTAACTGCACAGGCAGATGCTTATGGTTTTGAAATCACTGATGAGGTAGATTGCATTCCTTTTGGTGAAGGTTCAACATTTGATTATGACAAGTATATTTTCTATGGAATATACATCACCGATGAAGCTCCTATTAATGATGAAGGTGATACTGCTTCTATAATCATTGAATATGGTGAAGATGATTATACAGATGGTCCAGAACCTTGGGTATTCTACTATTCAGCAAAGACAGACAATTGGGATGGAAGTGAGAATGGTCCAATTGATGGAAATGCAGATAATGTAAATCCTGACTTATTGAAACTCATTGCTACCATTACACCTATTGTTAATCCAAGTACAAAGTTCACAGCAGATAATCTTCAATCAGATAAAAAAGACGATGATTATTATGAACTTAATGATGAAGATTGTTCAGTATTGAATTTGTACAACTATCTCATTGATCATTATGAACTACTTGGTGATGAAAAAATTGAAGTAAACAGTGGAAAACAAGATGGTAAAGATTGGTATGAAATACATATTCCTATTACATTGAGTGGTGAAAATATTGAAACTGAACCTTGGGTAGATGATTGTTCAAAAATTTGGGCAATTGATTTTTCAAACGGTCTTATGAAGTATGTTGAACATATGAGTACAGTAGATGAAATTGATGATGAAAATATCAATTCTGATGATTATTCCAGGGCATATCCTAGTCCTAATACTCCAGTACTTTGTAGTGAAGTTGTTGACTTCCTTAATGAACTTCTTGGATTAGTTTCAAATCCAGCATTAAGAAAGAAATAATAATTGACATAATTTATACTAAAGACCAAGGATATCCTTGGTCTTTTTTCATAAATACCTTATAATAGTATATACTTATGAATAAAGATTTATTTCAGAATGACCATATAACTGGCAACTCATTGATTGGTTTTGAGTTCAAAGGTCAGTTCAAGGATGATGAGAATGTGTTACTCACCAAGTTAAAGGATATTCTTAACAGGGATGTTGCATTCTCAAACATCAAATACAAACTCCTTGAACCAACTGACCACCAGGCAGTAATGTCCATTGATGGAAAATACTGTGAAGTAAAGACTCCTCAATACAGTTATTATGAAGCACTCTTCATCCTTCCAAAGATTCTTGAACTTCTTAAGTCTTTGAAAGATGACAAAGGTTCATATCTTTATTTCAGGATTGGATTCAATAAAGATTTCTGTGACATCACCAATATCAATGTGATGAAGTTCATCCTTGAGTTCAATGAGGATTATATATTGAAACACCTCACTGACCTCACACTTGATGGTAGTTTTGAAAAACTCACAGACATCAAACCTACAGATATTGAGTCTTGTATCGATACCATCAAGAAGAGAATGGATGGATTGAAGTTCACTGATTATGAGGATATCTATGGTATTGATTTCAGTACCATTAAACTTGGTTACATCACATTCACATATGCCAGAGAAATCAACTTCAGAAACAAATGGGAAGAACTTCTCAAATGTTTGAACCATACAATCATCACTCTTTACAACACAAGTTCTGTGTTTGACTTTTCTGATGAAGAAAAGAAGAAGATTGAAGACCTTGATGCAGACTACAAGTCAACATCCCAGGCATTTGGTTGCTATGAACTCTTCAAAGACAAATACAAGGGTATTAAACTCACTAAAGACCTCAACAGTGATAGTATGGACATTGACATCATCTTCCCTGCAATCAAAGACAAACTCTTTGACATTGTTGTAAGATGTGGTATCAAGGAAGCTCAGATTAATTATGATTCAGACATCTCCAGGATTCAGTTGAAGAATATTGAAACCAAGAAATGTTATCATCTTAATGGTGTTGATATTGTTGATAGTGAACTCACCAACTGCACCATCAGAGACTGTGATGTTTATGACACCCAAATTGAAAAATCCACAATCATCAAGAGTAATCTCTTTGGATATGCAGATTGTAAAGATTGTAAGATTAGAGATTCATTTGTCAGCAGAAACATCAAGTTGAAAGATTGTAGGGTATCAGGTAACCTTGGTAAGATGGGTGGAATTATGAAAGGTGGTTCATTGAGAGACACCACTGTTATTACATCAATGGCAGATATTGCTGATGATGTTGACAGAAACAATGTAAATGAAATTCAGTAATGTTAAGAGACATCTATGCAATTCCTGAAGAGGAACCAAGATATAAAGACAATGTTCTTGAAATTAATGGTGAACTGGATGAGATCATACAACAGGTAGATATGATTCTATTCACCAATAAAGGTGATGTCTTGTGTACACCTGAATTCGGTTGTAATCTTGGTAGATACCTTTTTGACACAACTTATAATGAACAACTCATCAGACAGATTGTTTTGGAACAAATAAATGATTACATTTATCTTGATGGTTCATACAATGTTGATGTTGATGTAAGTTTTATCAAATGGGATTACAATGTAGCAATGGTTGTTGACCTGAATATCAATAATAAAAAAGTTGCTTCTTACCTGGTCTAAAATCAAGAGATGATGTTCAATCATCTCTTTTTTTCATAAATACTTATATAATATACCATAGATATACATTATATGTTTTTATCTAAAACCAGACTTAAAGCAGGTGAATTGATGGAACAGGCTGTAGTGTTCTTAAGTCAGAAGTATAATCAGACAGCCCATGTGTTCACAACAGCATCCCCATTTGGACAGTTATTGACAGTCATTGCAAATATGGCTGAACTCATCTTCACATATATTGCTCATACAGCAGAAGAACTCAATATCAAGACTGCACAGAATGTGGAGACCATTTATGGTCTTGCACAGATGACTGGACACAATGCATACAGGGGTGGAAGCTCTTATGGTATGATGGCTCTTAAACTCAACACATCATCAGACTTGTTTGAAGGAAATCATATAACCATTAATAACTTTACAAAATTCACAATTGCTGAAACTGGTTGTACATACTTTATAAATTTACCAAGTGATTATATTAAACTCACTGTTGGTGCAAATGACTTTGTAAATGTCAGTTTCATCCAGGGTGTTCCAGAAAGTCAGACATTCACATCTGATGGTACACCTCTTCAGTCATTCAATCCTATTATTAAATCTATGACAGATAATGACAATGTTGCTGTCACAGTCAATGGTAAGGAATGGAGAAAAGTTGACAGTCTTTATGATATGCCTGCTGATGATGGTTATGAAAATGCAGAATGTTTTATGGTTAAATCATCTGTTAATGTAGGTTTGTCTGTTTTCTTTGGTAATGGAGAGTTTGGTAAGATTCCACCATCAGGTTCTACAATAGAAATCACCTATATTAAAACAGATGGTGCTAATGGTAATGCAACTACATCAAACCTTAATTATATGTTTGATGATGGTGGTATTGATGAATATGGTAATGAAGTAAATCTTAATGATGTACTTATTGTTGAAACAATTATACCTCCAATGCTTGGTAGTAACTTTGAAGACCCAGAATTCACAAAACTTATTGCACCAAAGGCAAGTAAATCATTTGTATTGGCAACTCCAGAAAACTATGTGAGTTATCTTTCAAAATACAACCAGTATTCATTCATATATGCTTACAACACAAAAGATGATGCAAATGTATATGATGATAATGTGATTTATCTTAAAATCATTCCTAATATCAAGAAGAAACTTTCAAACAGTCAGGACTTCTTTGAACTTCCTACAAAGGAATTTATATTAAGTGATTATGAAAAAGTTTCTATCATCAATGCTTTAGATAATTCTGGAAGAATGCTTGTCAATGCAGAGGTAGAGATCATTGATCCTAAAGTAAAGAAATATATAATCAATATCATTGTAAGATATTTTGAAGATATTGACAAGGCACAAATTAGGGCAAGTATCAGATCACTTCTTGATAAATACTATCTCAATATCAATAGAAATGATATTGTTCCTCTTTCTGACATTATTGCTCTTGTAGAGGGTGTTGATGGTGTTGATACTTGTGATGTATTCTTTGTGAATGAAGAGAATGAAACTGCAATCATAAATGGTTACTATTATACCAATGAAAAGACTTGGAATGGTCTTGAATATATTGAGAATGAGAAGAGAGTATATGTTGGTTATAATGAGGATCCTAAAATTGGATTTGATGACTTTGGTAACCTTAAGGTAAATGATTATGAAGTCTTCATACCAAAGGGTGGATGGAAAGACAGATATGGTAACTATTATACTGAAACCCCAGAAGATGGTAAACTTGGTCCACTCAATATATTCTTTGTAGATAAAGTTGACAGTTCTTCATACAACATTGGTATGCAGAAAAAACTTAATACACTCTTAAAAAATAACTCTTAATAGATGGATACTTCAAAAAATAATGACTTGAACATCCTTAAATATAAAGGATTTGATTCCATCTATGATAAGATTAATGATAGTAGATGGGAAACAAAGAATGAGGGTTACAAATATGAAGAGACTTTAATGGAAGATAACACCAGTAAGTATCTTCAGAAGAACCCTAATATGAGAGAGTTCTTCCCTTATTTGAACAAATTGATATCTCATCTCATCAACAGTGTAAAGTACTTGAGGAACTTCAACAATTATGCTGTCAGAAAAGATTATAAAAGGATTGACTAATGGTTATAGAGAATTTACAATTTTTTGATAGTAACGGTTACAATCTTAACTTTGATTGGAATGAAAGTGGATATTGGGAAGGTTATATCTATCTCCCCAAAGTCAGTGTAGGTCTTTATGCAAACACTTCCATATATGTCCTTGAAAAAATAAGTAATGCGAATTCAAATGATGAGGTATTCAACAATGAATATTTCTTTCCAACTGGTACTGGAAAGATAACTTTCTCCTGGGATAGGTTGAACAAGTTTGTTGATGAATTCTTTATGTTTGATTTTGATGATACTTATACCATCAAAGAAACATCATCATTAACATATACACCTAATGATGGTCCTGATTGTGAAACACTCATTGTAAACAGATTTGACACATATGATGTTCCTCTTGATAATACATTATCATCAAAAGCTCTCCCTATACATGTTGCATTTATGGCAAATGAAAAATATGATGCAACTACTTATAACAGGACTCTTGTGATGTCCTATGGTCGTCAAACAGTTGCCAAGATTAAATTCTTTGCAGAAACTGTAGAGGAAGATGAGAGGCTGAAGATATGGAATTCCAACCTTGGTTACAATATCACTCCTGAAGATGAGATGATTTTCTATAAGAGTGACATCAAGGAATATATGCCTGACTACCAATTGCTCAATGAGAAGAGAAAGGAATTGATGATGGAAGGTAGTAACATCTATCCTTACATTGGTTCATATAAAGCAATTATCAATGCTATCAAGTTCTTTGGTTATGATAATCTGAACATCATTGAATACTGGAAAAATGTCAATCCAGATGATGTTAATTTTGGAAAGATATATCACAGTTCCAAATACAGTCTTACAAAAAAAGAAACTCTCACAATAGGTGCAAGAAACATTGTACTTCCTAATAAGGATTACAAGAAAGTCAATGCACTTGCACTTGTATATTCTATTAATAAACCTACACAAGAACTTGATGAATGGGAACTTCCAAAAGTTGAGGAACAATTCAAATATACCATTGAAGAAGCAATTATCAAACTCTTCGCATTGAGAAAGAAACTCAATAAAGAGTTTATGCCTGGTACCAGTAGAATCATTGACATCATTGGTGAAGCAAACTACTTTGGTATTCATGGTATTACAAAGATACATGAGCATAGTGAACTTGAAGTTGCAAATAATGAGTTTGACCTTGACTTTGAAATTTCTCCAAGTAAATATCTTCATATTACAGACAATGAGTATTTCAACAGGTATATAACTGTCAAGAAGCACTATATGAATCCTAATGAGGAAATTCCATATAGAGATAGGTTGTTATCAGATATGAATGACATTACCTTGAATGATATACTGACTGTTGATGACCATTCATCATACACACCTCAAGGTTCTGATAGATCAACATCCATCCCTGAAGAACTTGAAACATTAACAAATTATCAAAAGTGTGAATGGTTCAAGAAGTATTATCAAGAAGTATTTGTTGATTACACTCTTAACAAATCAATTGAAAACAATGATGATTATCCATATGATAATCCTTACTATACATATACAGAAGATCCATTATCAAGATTCACTGCAAAGGTTGTATTGACCAACACAACATTTGATGGTATCTCCTTTGGAGAATGTGACCTTAAATTTGAATGTAAGGACTATCCATATGTTGAAGGACAGGGTAATGATACACCAAGAATAGATTTTGAACATCCAGATACCATAGGTGTTACATTTGGTGATATTGATCAAGTATGTTATCCGGAACTCATTTCCTGGAAGATAACTATGTCAAGTGACCAATATGATGAAGATTTAAAAAACATTGGTGTAATTAAGGAATATCAATGGCATGACCTTGAACAATTAGATAATACCATTTATTCTACTAACAAAAGATTTGAAAAAACTTATGAATGGAGATTTAAGAAAAATTCAAATCTTGATGAAGTTGGATATGAACAATTCTTTGTAGAACTTCCTTATGTTGGTTATTATGATGTTACTATGGAGTTGAAATATAATGGTAGTACAACATCTCAAAAAAAGACCAAAACAAAATGTATCAAGGTAGAACCATACAACATTGATATTATTGGTTTCTATTATGATGCCCGTAATCTTCCTAAAAATATACAGTATGAACTTCCAGAAGGAAGTCAGATGTACAATTTCATCAAGAATAATATTGAACAGATGCATGGTTTTGCAGCAGCAGAAAGAGCAACTCTTGATATTGAGAAAGATTTTTCAATGCCTTATGATGGAAGTGGTAATCTTATTGGTACTGGTCCATATGCTAGTGGCAACATTGACAATGAATGGTATCTTGCTGACAACCTTACTGTTGAAATGGCAGAACTCAAACCACTTGTAAAATATACAAGATATATTAGAAGTGGTGTTGATGTCAAACCATACACCTGGTTCTTACTTGGATATGAATATAGTAAGATTACAGGTAAGGTGAAACCAAAATGGACTATAACCAATAATGCAAAGAATGCCCCTTATGTTGGTCCAAATGGAAACTGGTTCATTGATGATAAGGATACAGGTATTGTAGTTGGTATAGATACTCCAGTTGCTGGTCAAAATGGAAATTGGATAATTGGTAATAAGGACACAAAAATTAGAGCAACAAGTGTCACCAAATACTTTGAAGGTAACTACCTTACAATGTTACTTAAGAAAGAAGGTAACTATACAGTGACATTGACATTGGAAGATAAGAATGGTAATTCATATTCAATCTCAAGGAATATATTTGTTGTAAGTAAAACTGCAAATTATAAACTTTATCAGACATTCAAGAAAGATTATGATTACTATTTAGAGCAGATGGTATCTAAAGAACTTAATGAATTTGTAGCATATAAAACTACACCTCCAATAGGATAACCATAAATATATTATTATAAATTTGTAAAGCAATTAATTATGGAAAAAGAAGAAAAGAAAATTGTTAATCCAGTAGTAGATACTGTAGATAACAATGAACCTGTTGTTGAACCAACACAGGATGAAAATCCAGAAGAAAATGTAACAGTTGATGATAACACAGAAGTTGATCCAGTAGCAGAACCTGTAGTTACAGAAGAACCTATTGATGTTCCTACTGTTGAGGTACCAATGGATCCTGTTACAGAACCTGTTGAAGATGCACCTGTTGAAGATCCAACACTTGCAACAACTGATGAAATCATTCCTGCACCAGTTGATATTCCTGGTGAAGAACCAGTTGCTATTGACCCTGTAGAACCTGTGATTGATCCAGTTACTGTTGATCCAGTTGTTACAGACCCAGTTGAACCTGTGGTTGATACAGTAGTTGACATTGACAACCCACCTGTGGATACTGTTATCCCTGAAGACCCAGCAGCATTAGCACCAGCAGAACCTGTTGATGCCCCTGTTGAAGTTCCAGAAGCAGGCTGTCCTTGTGGTGATCCTAACTGCGATGGTACTTGCGGTATTGCAGAACCTTGTGGTGAAGAATGTCCTAATTGTTCACCTGTATCAAATGTCACTGTTGCTAACCTCTTTGGTACACTCCAGGAATGTGTAACTATTGCTTGGAGATTTCATCTCAAGACAAGAAAACATCATGTCCATGTAGTATTGAATGAATTCTATGAGAAAGCTCTTGACATTGTTGATGACATCATTGAACAGTACCAGGGTATTGTTGGTGTTGTAGAAGACACATTCACTAACTGTGTTGTTGGTGATGGTAAGTCAGAAGGTGAATACCTCACTGAACTCAAGGCATTTGTTGAAAATAACAGATGTGTTATTGGTGGACATTCTGAAATTGATTCAGTTGTTGATGAATTCCTTGGTCTTATTGATTCAACACTTTACAAACTCACTTCATTCACAGAGAATGCAATCAAATCATTTGAGGAATTTGTATATGAAGATTACACTGCAAATGAATCTTGTAAATACAATAGATTTGGAGACAGGTCTTCAGATGACCCAGATGATGATGACTATGACCCAGAATTTGACAATGGGGAATGTGGTGGTGAAGAAGAAGAGTAAAACAAAAAGAGAGAACTTAATGTTCTCTCTTTTCTTTTTATACCCTGGATGGTTCAAATTCAATCAGGATTTCATTGGCAACCCAATTGGTTGTTATTGTCTTTTGTTCAACATCATTTGATGAGAAATTAAATTCAAGTCCACTCACACCTGTATAAAGTAAATTAAAGAAACTAAGTCTATACAAGACCTTACCATAGACATCTAATATTTCCATACCTGGTAATTTTGGTATATACTTCTCATCTTTTTTCCTATCCCAACAATAATAATGAAAAAACAAATCAATCATAATACTCCATATTATATATGCAGAATCCAATTGGAATGTGATGGTGATATTCTTTGCAAATAAAAAATCCGGATAGTTACCTGATCTTGATAATCTTCCAAATGGTGTTCCTCTATCTGTCTGTTCGATTGGTTCATAGTCAGAGGGGTTAACTTCAATTTCAACAGACATAATACTATAATTGATAAAATCCACAACTGTTGTACACATATTTCCAGGAATCCTGTTCAATATAGGACTATACTTCTTTTCTATATAATCAGGTACAAAATGTTTTGGAAACTCAAACTTGAAGTTATTATTTTTACCGCTTAAAAAAGCCATACAATAATCATATTATATATATGTATTTATGAAAAAGTGGTCATTCCATTAGGAATAACCACTTAAAATTTTGTGAATCAGTGTTTAAGCAATCTTCAACCTTACGGTCTTCTTGACTACATCAACATTCTCCACTGGAAGTTCCACTTCCTGACCAACAGTCAGTTTGTCAAGTTCAACAACCTTTGATGACAAGAAGAATGTGATACCATTGAATTCTTCTGAAAGGATGACAACACCATTGTCAAAGATGTTCTTTACTACACCCTTCAACTTATAATCAGATGTCTTATTGATTGTCTCTTTCAGTTTATCCCAACCTTCAGTCTTACTTACAGTCTGGGTGATGATAACCTTCTCATCATTGATACTGTCAATGTAGAAGTCAATAGGATCTCCAACCTTCAATTGACCAGCCTTGAACTTAGCTTCTGTAACCTCATTCATTTCAGATACAGAGAGCAAGGTGGCAACACAATCCTCAATAAGGATAAATGTACCAAAGTGCTTGATGGATGAAACAATACCTGTAACAACACTTCCCTTCTCAAGGTTAATAAGTTTATCAAGAACACTAGGTTTAAGGGTATTAAGATATTCCTTATGGGATACAATAATACTTTCCTTAATCTGGTTCACAGGCATTACAAACAGTTCCTTACCAAGGAGTTCCTTGAAGTCATTGAGAGGAACAACATCTGATTCAGTACCTGGCATAAAGCACCTGACACCCTTGATGTCCACGATGAAACCATTGAACACATTTGCACCATTGTACACAATCTCTTTTACAAGACCAAGGTATGCTGATGTAGGTGACTGGATTTCCTTTACAAGTTCCTGTTTCAATCTCTCTATCTGTGCAGTCTTTGATGAGGCATCTGCACTTAAATGACCTCTTGCCTTTGTGACAACAACATCAATCTTGTCTCCAACATTGACCTTCTCATTTGCATTGATGTCAACAGTAACAGAGTGCTTCTGTGAAAGAGCAATGTCTGCTGTTGATTTCTTCTCATCATACTTGTTGATCAGTCCTTCCCTGACATCCTTGAACTTACCAAGTTTCTCATATTCAACAATAGCATCAAGGATTTCATCAGAACAGTACTGGGCATACATCTTCATTGCCTCAACCACATAAGGTTCATGGCACATAATCTTTTCACCCTTGTGTACAGGAATTTCAACAAATGTAGAATTCAGTGGATCTGATTCAGAAAAAATTTCAACTTTTTGAGTTAAAATACCCATTTATTTTTAATATTAAAGTTCCAGAAATGGAACGGTTAAACATACAAAGTATTTATGTAAATCAAGAAAAGGTTTCCAGAATATTGTGTAACATCCTGGAAACCACTAACTTATTTTACTCTGATACCTCCGGTGCTACTTCTTCCTGGGTTGAAACCTGGGTTTCTTCTTCAGGAATGTCATTCTCACTGCGATTGAACTCTTCCTCAATGTTATTGAGGTTAGTACCAATCTGACGGGTTACAGCATTATCCTTCTGTATCTGACGAACTGCATCTGAAACAGACTGACCACAGTTTGCCCAGCACTCAAGGAAAGTACGAGCCTCATAGAATCCCTTACCATTAAAGTCTTCCATAATACATCTCCAGAGACTCAATACACTTGCAGAACGAAGGATGATGACATTATCAAACTCCTTGGAGTTGACCCATGCCTTGTTCTCCTCCATATTACGGACCAGGACCATAAGGTTCACAGCACTCTTTGCAGTGAAGGTCACATTATGGTTAAGGTACTCAAGAAGTTGCTTGAAAACCTTCTTTCCCTTTGAGGGGTCAATAGGTTCATCTTCCTTTTCAGGTTTAGGTGCAACCTCAATATGATATTCCTTAACAGTATCATTCCTATAAGCATCTTCAAACTTCTTTGCCAACTCATCAAGAATTGGTTTAAGTTCTGACTGCTTATAAGAGAGTTCAGCAATCTTCTTTTCAGTCTCTTCAATCCTGGAATTGGTTGAATCAACATGTCCCTTCTGGAGTTCATACTCATTTGAACCCACACCAAACACAGTCTCTGCATTCTTCAAGTCTTTCTGGTGTGCAACCAGTTCTTCCTTGAGGGATGCAAGTTCAGTACGGTTCTTCTGTAATTCCTCTACTCTTTTTACTGCTTCAGCAATCTGCTCATCAGTAACAACAACTTTTACTTCTTCTGCCATTTTATTAGTATTAAATGTTAAAACTTTATATTAAAAATAACAAATTATAATGATTTTATCAAAGACTCTTTATCAGGATATACCTCATCCTTTTTACAAGAAATTTCTACTGAACCACCTTTATGATTCTTAATATTTACTGTATACATTTCTACAGTATTCACAGTCTCATAATCCAAATTACTGACAAACTGTCTGTAATGAACCTTATTAATAATACCTGGTACTGCCTGGTCATTATACATCAACCAAACAGGATCACCAATCTGTTTATTCAATAACACTTTCATATTACAATGATTTTAATAGTTCTTCCTTTGTTGTGAATAACTTATTCTCATCAATGTCAGTTGATTCATGATTCAATTCATAAGTCACTATAACTTTATGATTATCATAAGTACCTTCCACAATAATATCAAATTGTGTGACAATTTTTTCAACTGCCTTATTTCCAGAGATGAGCCAAACTCTATCCCCAAGATAATATTTAGTTTCTACTTCCCACATAATTAAAATAATGATTTTTCAGTTTCACTTTCTTCTTTATTAGTATTCTTGTTGACCAAGACCTTTTCCTTGTTATTAAAGAAGTTGGATTTAATCAGTTTGAGAGCATTGTCCAGTTCAGTCTTATTGATAGCATATGCTTCCTCAACCTCCCTGATTCCACACTCATTGATTTCCATATACTTATTAAGGACATCATCCTCATAATAAGTCCTGATGGTTTCCTTCTTCTTTTTCTGGTCGATCCTGGTTTTCAGGAAAGCAGGAAGACCATTAAACCTCATTGCCAACATAGCAATAATCTCAGCATCCACCAGTGGGTCACTGTCAAGTCTATTGACAAGTTCACACTGGATAGGAAACTGAGCCGCAAAAAGTCTCCTTAACATATAAGAATACTTCCTCTTGTCTTCCTTTGATACTGCACCAGAGTTCCTGTTACAATAACAATTAAGTACTTCAAACAGTTCCATAAAGATTAACCTTTAATAAAACTCATATCACCATCATCCTTAATACCCTTCATCACATTACTTCTCATCTGGATACTAGATTTATAATCCTTGAACCTTGACTTGGAGAAGATAGTCTCCTTGGTAATCTTTGAAAGAATAGCAGGGTTCTTTGCATTCTCAATCTCAATGTCAGTTCCCATATTGGTGATTACATCTTCTGGGATACTTTCATTAGTCAATGACACCAGGGAAGTATTAGTTTTTATGTTCTCAAACAACATCCTCCTGGTGAATTCCTCATCATTTATCTTGGCAACATCATAGATGACATTACACAAGAGTTTTACTGTATCTTCCTGGTTGTAAATGTGATAATCAAACTCACATCCCAACTTTTCCTTGAACTGATCATAAATCTTCTCAACAGTCTTTGGACCAAGACCTTTTGCCCTACCACCTTCTGTAGCAGCCTTGTAATAAACAGGGAAGATATTATCTGATGTATCACCACCAACAATCTTCATAAACCTTATCTTTTCGGGATCAACCACTTCAATGTTCACTCCCTCCACAAACCTCTCAAAGGGGTCATTCTCAATGGAGATGGTGAAGTACTCATTGAACAGGTTCTCCTGGGTGACCTGCCTATTACTCAATTTCTTTATTTCCTTTTCAGATGCTTCTGACACCCATAGTTTATTATTCACTGGTCCATACTGGATGATATGAACACCTCCAACACATTTCACCAACTGGTTAAGGTCTCTATCCGTAGAAAGTATCAGACTTGATTTTCCTTCATTAAAGAGATATTCACTCCAGGCATAAATCAAATCATCACCCTCACTTCTTTCAACCTGACTCACCTTGACACCAATATTTCTCAATGTATCTGCAAAGTTGGCAATGACTGTGTTGAAACCATTCTTATCTATATCATCTTGGACTTTCTTCCTGTTACCTTTGTATTCCTGCTGAAGAAGGAGATCCTTCCTCCAGGAATGACTATCCATAATGAATACAATATCATTGATGATTGGATTCACCTGTTTGATAACAGAGCAGAAATCAACCATCAACTTCTTTTCAAAGGTATCCATATCCTTCTGTGTAGTCAAAATCTTGGTCTTACCTCCCTGTCTGAAAGTAGACCAAAGACTTCTGAAGAAGAAATTATGTCCATCTATTATTAGTGTAAACCTTTTCATATACTAAATATAACAAAAATTAATCACTGTAATTAGTTAAAAGTCTGATTTTTGGTTTCTGTTCCTTGATTAATTTTGGGAATGAAACCATATAGTCACATATATTCTTATCAACTTTATCAAGTTCTTCCTTATTGTTATTCACAAACATACCAATAAATGATATATATTCATCATATTTGAAGTCTATCTCAAACTTCCTGTCAAGATATGAATTTGGGATTTGTGAATTACAAATCAATATCTTATTCAGCATATCAATCATCCTCTGGGAGAACATATCAGAAAGATTCATTTCAATCAAATCTACATTATAGATGTACTTCTTGATTCTTTCTTTCCTATCCTTTTGTAACAGGAGTTTGTATGTGTTCTCTATCTCTTCATCAAAGGTAAATTTGAAATTGATGAGTTTGAGTTTTTTGAACATCTTCAAGGAACTAACCATAACTCCAACAATATCCTTATTGATCTCTGTAAAATTCTCTTGGAATGTTGCAGAGAATATGAAAGCATTTAGAGCATCAATTGCCGGGACACCTTTCCATTCATCAACACCAACCTTATATTGGGGAAGCATTATCTCAAAAGTATTCATCAGACCCTGGACACAAAAATCATTCAAGGGACAAAACAGGGTAATAGTATGTACCTGTCCTATCCTTGACAACACATCCTCTCTGTCTCCTTTTGTGTAAAATTCAGTTTTTTCCATAAATATATAATAATTATCTTTTGTAAAAATAACAAAATATGGCAGGAATCAAAGACCTGAAGCCTAAAAGAGGAGGTCAATTTAAACAAGGTTATTATGAACCAACCTATCCTCAAAAATATAAGACCAATACAAAACAGATTATTTATAGGTCTTCTTGGGAGTTCAAACTGTGTAAATGGTTTGATCTCACACCAGAGGTATTGGAATGGGCTTCAGAACCTGTGTCCATAAAATACTTCTACACTCTGGACAGTAAGATGCATACTTATTACCCAGATTTCTACTTCGCATATCGTAAACCTGATGGCACAGTAGTAAAATACATTGTAGAAGTAAAACCTACAACACAACTTCAGAAACCTGAAGAACCAAAAAGGAAAACTCAAATGGCAATTAAAAATTACAATTACTTGATGGAAGCATACATCAAGAATACTTGTAAGAGACAATATGCCAAGAAATGGTGTTCTGAAAATGGTTATGTCTTTGTTTATGTCACAGAAAAGTCACATTTGAATTTTATTTGATATTATTCTTATAATATACAAACGGGACTTTTCTCATAAATATTATACATAAGATAATTGTCTTTATGGCAAAAAGTTATAGTATACAGGAGTTATCTCAAGGAGTATTAGAAAATATTGCCAAACATACTCCTACAATTCAACAGGATGTTCATGCAATTAAGGAAGCCATTTGTGGATCAAATGGTCTCCAGGAATTTATTTTATCATTATCAAAAAAATCTGAAGATGATGGTAAAAGTAAAGAAATGTCTAAACTTAAAGGTAAGGCTGAATCAGTATTTTCATCCAATAATCAAAAAGCACTTCTTAAAAGTACAGACTCAATATCAAAGACATTGGGTAAGATTCTTGATAAGATGGATAAAGGTGGTTCTTTAGGTGGAGGAAAACTTAAGAAACTTGATACACAAGATACTGGTGATGAAAAAGATAATGAAAAGAAGAAAGGATTATTAAGTTCATTAGATACTGTTAAGAAATTAAGTGGAGTTAAATTAAAGGATTTGATTCTTGCTAAAAGAAAACTAAAGATTCTTGATAGGGTTACAACAAAAGCTTTAGAATTATTCAAGAAGTTTGGAGAGGATGAAGAAGCAAAGAAAACATTAGAATTTGTTAATACATCTATTGGATTAGTAGAAGACCTTGCAAAGATAGATGGAAATTCAAAGAAAGCAGAAAAAGGAATAAAATCTTTAAATAGAATATTCTTTGGTAGAAAAAAAGGTAAAGGTGGTCTTCTTGAACTATTTAAGAGTTTATCAGAACACAAAGATGAAATAGAAGATGGTAAAAAAGCCTTGAAATCACTTACTATTGCTGCCGGTTCAATGCTTATTATGACCTTATGTCTAGGTGGTTTGGCTATTACAAGTATTCCAGCAATGATAGGTGTACTTTCATTTGTAGCAATTACATGGGTTCTTTCAAGGACATTTAAATGGTTGGGTAAGGCAACTCCTGCTGTTACAAGAGGTGCTCTTACTATTGCTATTCTTTGTGGAGGACTTGTTCTATATGCTATTGCTCTTGATAAGTTAGTAAAAGCAACAAAGGGTATTACACTTAAAGATGTTGGTATAATTGTTGCCAGCCTTGCTGGTGTTGGTCTTGCTATGGCTGGTTTAGGATTAATTTCACCTGCTATCCTTATTGGTAGTGCCGCATTAGTTGTGGC